TTTATTGAAACACAATGTAAAAAATTAGCTTTAGTTAAATATTTTGAAAATTTATCAAATTAAATATACGCATTACGGAACAATCAAATATTGTTATACCAATAATTTTACCGACTTTTATGGTTGTTATACTGAAGTAGAACCAAAAACAAATAGGCTGAAATTTAAAAAAGAATTTTACGAAAAAATATGGACATATCAGCAAACGAACTTACTAAATGGGCGAAGTCAAACCTTGAATACATTGGGTACAGATTAAATAGGGTTAACAATATTCCATTTGGGAAGCGTAAAGGGACTATTCAAAAAGGTTGGGCGGACTTACAAGGGTACACAGAAAACGGCGTTTATGTTGCGGTTGAAGTCAAAAAGATTGGTGACCGATTAAGCGTGGAACAAAAAGAAAGGTTAAAAGATATTTACGAATGTGGTGGAATTGTGTATATTTGTACTGAAGTGGACAATAAACCAACTTTAATTGAATGGTCAAAAATGAAATTTTAGCGGAATATTGGGATTCAAAGGAAGTCAACGACGCCTTTGGGAAAATGCAACCTGAAGAATTGCAGTACGATTTGAAAGCTGAAGTTTTTTTAGTTCTTTGTGAAATGGACGAATCAAAGTTGGTTGGAATGTATCAAAGAAGCGAATTAAAATTTTACATTGTGCGAATAATGTTAAATATGATTAAAAGCGACAGAAGTACATTTTATAAGAATTACAGGAATTACACGGAATTTGTTGGCAATGAAGTAAACAAGGAATTGACGCGACTAAATGAAGAACCGACAGAATTGTTTGAAAAACTTGAAAGGAATTTAGAAGATTTACATTGGTACAATAAGGAAATTTTGAAACTGTATGCGATTGACTTTAAGAAGAACGCAAAAGAATTAAGCAGAAAAACAGGAATTCCTTATATGTCCATTGTCAGAACTATAAACAAAACCAAAAAATTAATGAAAACAAATATTAGAAAATGATTTTATCAATTTTAACCGCCGTCTGTGCATCACTATTTTTTAACGATATTCACCAATTACCAATTAAATGGCGAATCAATTTCAAGCCTTTCAATTGCGGAAGTTGCTTGGCTGCGTGGATTGCACCAATACACTATTTCGCACCTGAATTAATCCAAAATATTACGTCAACAATTTTTATTGCAGGATTTTTAGCACCGATTGTTTCAAAATTAATATGGAAATTATGGAAATAAAAACAGAACACCGCGATTGGTTGGAAGCCAATATTGGTAATTATGAAAGCGCAAAGAATGGTTATATTCGTAACCTTGAATTTGCCGAACTTCAAATGTACGAACATATTTACAGGTTATATTTAGACACTAATTTTTTATTGTCTGTTTGGTGCGGTTCGTGTAAGTATGAAATGATTATGCGTTTGTATAAATGGTATGAGCAACAACCCAAAAGTTTACCAATAGAAAACATTATATTTGAAAATAAACCTTCTGAAAATGACCAAAGATTAGGAATTGAATTAAATAAACCTGAACCGAATAAACGCGGACGCAAACCAAAAGCAAATGGCTAATTTTATACACCCAACCGCCATAATTGGCAAAAACGTTATTTTAGGCGATAACAATTACATTGGCGCTTATTGCATTATTGGTGACCCGGCTGAACACAAAAAGTATTGGGACGAAGAAAAGGGCAAAGTTTATATTGGTAATAACAATATAATAACAGGATTGGTTACAATTGACGCAGGGACTAAAGACATTACATTTATAGGGAATAATTGTTTTATAATGAAACACGCACATATCGGACACGATTGTATGATTAAGGATAATGTAACAATAAGTTGTGGCGCAAAGATTGGCGGACATTCTATTATTAAAAATAATTCAAACATTGGATTGAATGCAGTTCTTCATCAGTTTAGTATAATTGAACAGGGTTGTATGATTGGCGCGAGTGCTTTTTTTAAAGGTCAATCAAAAGAATATAGTAAATACGCCGGTGTACCTGCAAAATATCTTTCACCAAATATAAAATTATGAACGAATTTGACAAGTGGCGTGAACGCTACGATACAATGACAATTGATGAGCAAATAACTTATCATAATGAATTAGAAGCACGTTATCCTGAACAAAATCATTACAACTATGATAAGGTAAAGGAAGCTTTATTGTTATGTAATAATGCAGTTGTTTTGGAATTCGGAACTTGGAAGGGCGATTTAGCTAAACAAGCTATGCAAGATTTTAATATATTAGAATGGTATGGTATAGAAATTTGCGAAACTGCAATTCGTTCAACTAAATGTAAAGAAGTTAATTATATTAAGCCTACAAAATTTGATTGGTTTACAGATAAAAGAACAATTAAAGCCGATATTATTATTGCAACACATTTTATTGAACATTTAAGCAACGAACATTTTGAACAGTTAGCTAAATATTGCAAAGGGGTTAAATACATTCATTTTGAATCACCTTTGACAGACAAAGGTAATAATTGGGTTGGTTACGAGGGTACTCACAAACTTACAATAGGTTGGGATAAGATAAACGAAATAATGAAACAAAATGAATATAGTTTAATTATTGATAAACCCGAAAGCAAAACATACATAAGTTATGAAGATAGCCGTAATATTATTAACGCAAAATAGGTCAGACCTAACAAAAAAGGTTATTGACAGGAATTTTTACAATAGCGGTCACGACGCGCATTGTTATCTTATTGACAATGGAAGCGACGAAGAACAGTTTACCGAAATACAAAAATATTACAATTGGCATTATTCAAATTGGTCACTTCATAAAAGGGGTATTGCCGCAGGTGTCAATTTTGGTTTATCTATAACACAGGAATACGACGGCGTTTGTATATTGGCAAATGACATACTATTGCCAAACAATTGGTTGTCAAATTGGGTTATGTTTTCAAAACGTGTGTCAAAAACAGGGATTATTGGCATACATTGCGTTGAAGAATTGCCGCCATTGGTTGACGGAATTCATAAAACACACGTACCATTTGGCAATAATTTTATTACAAGGGAATTAATTGACACTATTGGCGGTTATAATACCGAATACGACCCTTACGGAATGCAGGACAGGGATTATGCAGAACGCGCAATTATTGCCGGGTTTACTAATTATTATTTACCTGAATTAAGTTCAGAACATATTGGACACGACGTTGGCAACGGTACAGAATACAGACGTATGAAGGACGAAAGTTTAATGCGCGCACAGGCGGTTTGGGAAAAATACCAACCAATTTATCATTATGAAAAACTAATTAAATGCGCATTTTAGCGATTACGAGCAAAACAAGTGGGGTTGGTTATCATAGGATTATGATGCCGTTGGTAAATATGAAGAAGGATTATTGTTTAATGACCGATACAATAAGCGAAGAAACTTTTGAAGGGAATTATGACATTGTTGTTATGAATCGTATGTTGGCAAACATAACGCCCGAACAAATGTTTGAATGGCGCAAAAAGTACGGTTTTAAATTAGTAGTTGACAACGACGATTATTGGAAGCTTGACCCTTCACATATACTTTATGAACGATATGTTTTAAATGACGTCCCGCAACAAATAATTAATTGGCTGAAGATTGCCGACCTTTGCACAGTTACGCACGAACGATTAGCTGAAGAAGTTTACGCATACAATCAGAATGTTGAAATATTACCAAATGCGATTCCATACGGCGAAGAACAATTTAAGGATTACAAAACAGAATCAGACCTTGTCCGTTTGTTTTGGTCAGGTTCGGGAACGCACGGGAAGGATATGGAAATATTACGTAACCCAATGAAGCGAATCAATTTCCCGGTTAAAACTGTAATTGCAGGGTACAACGAAGGTGAAAAGCCAATTTGGGACGGAATGATTGCGGCATTCACTAACGGATTGAAACTGAACCCTAAAATATACAATTACAACGAAGTTACTTCATATATGGCGGCTTATTGCGATTCTGACATTTCAGTTATTCCGTTAATTGATTCCAAATTTAATTCATTGAAGTCTAATTTGAAGGTACTTGAAACTGCGGCAAAGAAGAACCCGGCAATTGTCAGCAACGTTCACCCGTACAAGGGTTTTTATCCCGCTTGTCACGTCAATAGTCAAAAAGATTGGTATTATTGGATTAAGTTGTTAACCAAAGACCCTGACGCCCGTAAAAGCTACGGGAACGCTTTATACGACTATTGCAATAAGAACTTCAACTTGCACGAAGTAAACAAACGCCGTTTTGCTATTTACAATAAACTAATTAGCAATGCCGGTAATTAAATGTTCAAACGGGAAATACAGAATTGGGTCAGGCGCTTGTATTTATGACACAGAAGACAAAGCAAACAAAGTTTGGGCGGCAATATTGGCTTCAGGCGCTTATGTTGCGGATTCAAACAAAGTTAGTTTTGATTTTGACGACACATTGACAACTGAAAAAGGATTAAACAAAGCAAAAGAATTAATTGCAGAAGGCAAAGACGTTTATATTATTACAAGACGCCAACAAACCGCAAGTGAAGAAGTTTACAAAATAGCTGAAGAATTGGGGATTTCTAAAAATAAGGTTAAATTCACAAATGGTTCTTATAAGTGGGAAACAATACGACATTTCGGAATTGGGACGCATTATGATAATAACCCGCGTGAAATTGAACTTATTAATTCAAAAACAGACGCTAAAGGCATATTAATTTAATGGAATACTTTATTCAGTTTGGCAACTTTAGGATTTCAATTCATTTATTGCCGCGCAATATATTGTTAGGCTTAAACATTGGCGAAGCAGTTGACGAAAATACAGAATTCCATAATTCAGTTGCAATTGGCTTAATATTTGTCGCAGTTAGTTTTACCCTATTTGATGAAAAATTATACTAAAATATATTTGGATTTTTTTAAATATGGAATTGAAGACTTTATTCCGTGTGAAGTATGCGGGAACAAAGCGGTTGACATTCACCATATTGAAGCGCGAGGAATGGGGGGAACAAAAGAAAAGGACAGGATTGAAAATTTAATGGCGCTTTGTCGTTATTGTCACGTCGTAATGGGGGACACAAAGACACATTTGGAATATTTAAAAGATAAGCATAAAAAGGCAATAAATGGCAAAGATTAAAGGGGACAGTCAAAAGACTAATTTCGGTAAAAGAAAGTGCGGACACGCGAAAAAAAGCTTTAACAAACACAATCCACGACCAAAGGCGTACAAAGGTCAGGGAAGGTAAAACAAAGGTATTACAATGGCAAAGATAGTCAAACAAAAACACGGTGGAACATTAAAGGTGCTTCAGAAAGGCGAAACGGCAAACCCGAACGGGCGACCGCGTAAGTATGTCAGCCTATTAAAAGAACAGGGGTACAAATTAGCTGAAATAAACGATTCAATTCAGGTTCTTATGTCAATGACTGACAATGAATTAATAAGCGTTGCGGGTAACCCTGAAGCGACGGTATTGGAAAAAACAGTTGCAAAGGCAATCATTAAGTCAATGAATAATGGCAGTCTTTATTCAATGGATACGCTTTTGTCACGTGTATATGGCAAACCAAAAGAACAGGTTGACGTACAACAGGATTCACGAATTGAAGTTGTATTTGTTGACGGAAAAACAATTCTGTAAATGCGCATTGAATTACCAACGCCACACATAAACCAAAAAAAGATATTGGACGCTGAAAGGCGTTTTGTTGTCGTTATGTGCGGACGTCGTTTTGGGAAGTCTGAATTGTCGCAAATACTAATAATCAAAGAAGCATTAAAAGGCGGGAATGTTGCATACATAACACCGACATACGGATTGGCACAAGTATTTTTTGAACGCCTTACAAAGGTTTTACCATTTAAAAGCAATATTTCAAAGCTGAAAATCTATTGTCCCAACGAAGGGTCAATTGAATTTTTTACCGGCGAACGATTGGACAATTTGCGCGGTCGTAAATTCCATTTGGTTATTGTTGACGAAGCTGCATTTATCCCGGATTTAGAAGACGGTTGGAATAATAGCATACGCCCGACGCTGACTGACTATGAAGGGAAGGCGGTTTTCCTGTCAACACCGCGTGGTAAAAACTTCTTTTATTCCTTGTTTATGAAGAACGGTGAAAACGATTGGCAAAGCTTTAAATTTAGTACGTACGACAATCCGCACATTAACCCGCGCGAAATAGACGAAGCACGTATTCAATTACCTGAAGTTGTATTTGAACAGGAATATATGGCAAACCCGTCCGAGAATAGCGCAAATCCATTTGGAAGCACATTTATCAAACGTTGTATTAAACCAATATCAAACCAACCAATTGTCTGTTACGGCATTGACCTTGCAAAGTCTGTGGATTATACTGTAATTATCGGATTGGACAATTCAGGGAATGTTGCGTATTTTGACCGATTCCAAATGGATTGGCATAATACCAAAGAAACAATTAAAAGATTGTCACCTGCGCCAATTGTGATTGATTCAACAGGGGTTGGTGACCCTATATTGGAAGACTTAATTCGTGAAGGCATAAATATTGAAGGTTTAAAATTTACAAGTCAATCCAAACAACAATTAATGGAAGGTTTATCTTCAGCCATTCAACAGGGCAAAATTGGTTATCCTGAAGGGGTTATTGTGGACGAATTAGAAGTGTTTGAATATCAGTTTACTTCTTACGGTGTAAGGTATTCAGCACCTTCGGGATTCCACGACGATACGGTTGTTGCTTTGGCTTTAGCGTGGCAAAACCACAATATTAAACGCGGTTCAGGTCGTTACGCATTCGCTTAACCGTTTATCCTTATTATTTACCATTCATCACATTTTGTTTGGAAGTTGTATAAAACCTGTGCTATATTTGTGTAAACAATAAAAATTACAACAATGGTAAACAGACTAAAAACACAACAGGACAAATTAAACGAACATTATGAAGCAATGCAAAAACAATACGCCAAAGAATCTTTGGGTATGGGTTGGTTCTTTGCGATTATTACGGTAGCTTTATTGTTAACGGCTTTAATTGAAAACTTATAATATGCCATATTCAACTTGTTGCGGTGCGCACACCAATTTTCCTGAAATTGATATTTGCCCGGATTGTTTAGAACATTGCGATTGGGAAGAAGAAGACGAAGACGAAATTGACGCTGACAATCAAATTGAACAGGACAAAATAAACAGAATTTAAACTTACGCCGCCTGAAGCATTTTTAATATTAAAAAATAACAAACGTAGTAATTTGGGTTAACTTTGGGCGGCTTTTTTAATTTTATGAAAATCATTTTAATAATAATATTTTGGGAATTGGCAAAAGCCACATTTTATAAACTTGTAAACAAATAACCTATGTCAAAGAATAATTACTTAATGGGTCAGGAATATTTGCTTCGCCTTGAAAACGAATGCTTAATTGAAAGGATTGCAAAGATTGAAAAGGAATTGGGATTAAAAGAAAAGGAAATTAAAGATTTAAGGATTCAATTAAAAATGGTTAATTTAGCAATGACAGACGTTTCTTAAAACTTATACTATGATAAAAAACTTTGAAGACATAACCTGCGAATTGACGCCTGACGAAAAGCGTTTAGTTCCTGTAATTATCAGGGGTTTAAACCTGAAAAGCAAAGCCAACCCAATTAAAGGCGCGGAAATAGTCGCAGCCATTAACGAGCAAAAAGAAAAGTACGGAATTAAACAATTTTCTGAACCGCGTTTGCGTAAAATCATTAACTTTATAAGGTCAGAAGGAATATTACCTGTTATGGGGACGTCAAACGGTTATTACATATCATACGACGCGGACGAACTGAACGGGCAAATTGAAAGCTTAACGCAACGCGCCGACGCTATTATGTCAAGTGCAAACGGATTAAAAAAATGGATATAATATGAAAACTGCAATACAGGAATTAGTTGATAAATTAAAACCGCATATACATTTAGAATGGCCAATGAATAAATGGTTAAGAAATGTTGTAAATGAAGCACTTGAAAAAGAAAAAGAGCAATCTATTGAATTAATTAAACAAACTGCAATGTTTATGGCAGCTTCTAATTTAGATAGTGAAATTGCTAAAATGAGTTATGAAGATATTTACAATTCATACTATAACCAAAACGAATAAATTGGATTACTATATTGAAAACGGATTTAATGTATTCACAGAAGAATATCATTTAAAAAGGGGATATTGCTGCAAAAATGGTTGTCGGCATTGTCCTTATCAGAAAAAAGACTTAACTTTGAATTATGAAATGGAACGAACTGACCCTTTGGCAATACCAACAATTGATGCCAATAATAACAAACCCGAATAAGGATTGGACAGAATTGGACAAGGAAGTTAAATTATTGTGCATTGTCACAGGTTTAACCGAATATCAAATTGACAGTTTAGGAATTGAAGACTTAAAAGAACTGCGCAAAGATTTGGCGTTTTTAGACGAACCAATTGAAGGGAAGCCGGTTGACTATATTACAACCAATGGCAAAAGATACCGAATAAATTACGACATTAAAAATATGCCATCAGCGCGTTATATTGAAAGCAAGGTATTTAGTACAGACACGTTGGGTAATTTGCACAAAATAGCTGCGTCAATGGTTATCCCGCAGAAAAAAAATTGGTACGGCAAATGGATTGACGATAAGTACGACGCAAGTAAACACGAAGAATACGCGTCGGATATGCAGGAAGCGAATTTTATACACGTTTATCATTCGTTGGTTTTTTTTTATCAAGTTTACAGAAATTGGATAGAAGTTACGCGGGATTATATGAAAGCGGAAATGACGACGTCGGGAATGACGAACCAACAAGCGGATTCGGTGTTGCTGCTTTTATGCGAATCTACGGGTGGCATTATACCGCCAAACTTGTTGCCGAACACGAAAATATCAGAACTTCGGAAGCTTTTGAAATGAAAACCATTGAATTTTTGAATACAATGGCGTATCTGAAGTCAAAAAATGCTTACGACCGGGAACAGGCGAAGCGAATTAAATAAGGCAGTTGTGTTTTTTTATTGAAATAAGCGAAAATTACCCTGTGTTTTTACACGGGGTTTTTTGTGCGGTATTTAGAACCAATTTACCTATTTAAGGTTATGAGTGAAGCCAAAGCACAGGCGAAAGCATTAAGGGAAGGTTTTTTAAAAACAATCGGTGACCAATACAATGTTATTGACCCGACTGAATTTCCTATTGCTGAACAGATGCTTATTTTTTACGGTAAACAATTCAATGACGAAGTACAAAAGAACCTGACCAAAAGCGGTTCAATTGCTTCAGGCAAAATTGGCGATTTGGTTGTACCAAAGGTCACAAAGTTTGGCAATGATTACGAAATGTGGTTGGGTTACGATAAGGATAACCCGGCTGCGGTTTATTATGATTTTGTAAATAAGGGGGTTCGTGGTGCAGGTGGCAAAAATGCAAAGCCTAAAAAAGTTTCTTCAGATTCACCATACCAATACAAAACCGCATATCCAAATAAAAAAATGGCGACGTCAATTTTGCAATGGTACAGATTAGGGAAGGCAAAAAGTATAAACGAAACACAGACAAAGAAGTTAAGCAAGACACAAAGAAAAAGCAAAAAGCTTAAACAGGCAGTCAATAAAGCGACTTCATTAAAAGCTTTAGCATACGCAACCGCTTCAGCAATAAAAAGGGACGGTTTACGTACAACTTCGTATTTTGACAACGCAATAAAAACAGTATTTAATAAGGAATTTTTTACAACAATGGCAGAAGCTTTTGGCGGTGACGTTCTTTTACAAATTAGACAAATTGGAAATAAAATAGAATCAAACAATGGCAATAACAATAAATAGTCAACCGGCTACGTTCCCGAGTATGCACGACGACCTTTGGTTTGTGGCTTCTTCAACAAATGTTGGGGTTACAAACTTTAAATTCGTGTACGATATTTACATAAATGGCGCACAGGTTAGCCGAAACAAGGTATTTCCTTCACCTTCAGCCGACGGAAGTTATGGCGTATTTAATGCGTCACCAATGGTTCGTGCATACGTGACTAATTACTTTGAACCTTCAGGTACGACGGTTTTAATGGCTTCAAATAACAAAATAAAGGTTGATTATCAGGTTCGTATTGGCGAAGAAGTAAGCGGTGCGGTTATTGCTAATTTGGCTTCAGGTTCTTATTCAGCGTACAATTATTACGCACCATTATTCGGTGACATATTTACAGAAAACGGCGACATTCCTTTGGTATTGTCAAATTACTATGATAATTTATTAATTGAGAATTACACGGACGATTGGTTATCAGACCGCGACAATTCGGATATTCCAATTGAATATGGCGACCAATTTTTTATTACATTTTTAAAGATTACCGGCGGTTCATATAAACTTTGGGTTCAACCTACAAACGAAGACGGAACTTTTGGAACTGCGGTTAGTGGAAATATTACAATGGCAGGGCAATTTAACCTGTTCAATTTTCAGGCTGCGGCAATTAATGCGTTTATTGGTTCTGAAGTTATAACACAAAATACTTACGGGTACAACGTTTATATAACATTGGGCGCTGCGGTTACAAGGGTTTTAAAATTCAGACAAGTTTGCAACCCTAAATACAGACAATACAACCTTCATTTTCTTAATAGGTTGGGCGGATATGATACAATGGCGTTCAGATTGGTAAACAAGCGACGCAGCGAATTTAACCGTTCTTCATATAGACGCAATCCTTATAAATTGTCAGGCGGTCAAATGAAAAATATTGATGCGTACAACAAATACAATGAAACAACGTACAATTTCGCGATTGAACATACCGATTACTATATGTTGACAAGCGATTGGGTGAACGATATGGATTACGCGTGGTTGGCGCAATTAATAGCGTCACCGATTGTTTATATGGAAGTGCAAGGCGCATTTTTCCCGGTTACAATAAGAAACAACAATTATCAATACAAATATACAATTGCTGACGGCTTATTTAATTTTGATATTGAAGTTGAAGTTGGTAAATATTTAAACAGTCAATACAGATAATGATTAGAACCGAAATTTATATTGAAGACCAATTAATTGATTTGTTGAAGGACATTGGAACAGATTTCACGTACACAATTGACGACGTGCGCGATTTTGGAAGCCGTAATACTTCATTCAGTCGTACAATATCAATACCGGCAACCGCAACTAATAATAAAATATTAGGCTTTGCTTTTGATTTAGGTACTTCAACAGAATATAATGCGGATTTACCAAATGTAAACGCAAACTTTACACCTGCACAGGCTGCAAAATGCGAAGTATTTATTGATAAAATACAGATATTTAAGGGGGTAATTAGAATCCTTGAAATTGTTATGAATAAAGGTATTACTGAATACCAATGCGCGGTGTTTGGTGAATTAGGTGGATTTATTACAGAATTGGGAAATAGGCGTTTAGAAGATTTGGATTTTAGCGAATACAACCATACGTGGAATGTAACTTCAATACAAAACAGTTGGAATACAATAAACGGTTCAGGCTATTATTATCCATTGATTGATTACGGTAACGTTTCAACAAATAAGGACGATTTTAGCGTTTACACATTTAGACCGGCATTATACGTAAAAGAATATATTGAAAAGATATTTGAAGGTACTTCGTACAGTTTAAATTGTGACTTTTTTAATAGTGACTTTTTCAAAAAATTAATAATTCCAAATAATAGTCAGGGAATTCAAGGTACGAATGACAGATTTATATTAGGCACGATTAGTGCAACAAAAACAATTTTAAACAGTAATACACCAACGGCGCGAAATGCAAATTTGTCTTTTGATAATACGACTTTACTTAATTTCACAGAAAATGCAGGAAAAAGCATTTTTACTTATACTGACGGCGCAAAGACAGTTAATGCATTGGCTACAATAACAGGCGTTTATCAAACTGACGCCGCTTCGTCAATTACTGCGACTTTATATGTTGCGGGTGTTGCAGTTCAAACATTGGTTCAAAATACAAGTTCAGCAAATAACCCTTTTACTTTCAATATTGATTGGACAGGTGAAATTGCAAACACGAATCAAGTGCGTATTGAATTAAGCGTTCCCGTTACTGCGAATACTTATATTGTAAACGTTTCAAATGCAAACTTTACATTTACTCAATTGGCTGCGCAATTAGCAACGGTTGCTTATAATGGTACTGTTTCAATGAATAACAATTTACCAAAGGGTATTTTCCAAAAGGATTTTTTCCTTTCAATATGTAAAATGTTTAATTTGTACGTTTATCAAGATAATATAAACGATAAACAGATTAATATTGCGCCTTATATTGATTTTTATTCTGACGCAGTAACCAATTCAATTGATTGGTCACAAAAGATTGATACAGGTTCAACAATGTCAATTAAACCAATGTCACAGTTAAACGCGCGTTATTATGCGTATAAATACACGCCTGACACAGATTATTATAATGATAACTATTTAAAAAAGTACGGTCAAACGTATGGCGATTATTTATATGATTCTGAATTTGATTTTGTAAAAGATACGGCTTCAACCCAAATTATCTTTGCGCCTTCTGTATTATTCCAACCACAGAATCACGCGCACATTGATAAATATTATACAACAATATTTAAATTGTCAAATAATAATTCGCAGGAAGATTCAATGGATTCTGTTATTCGTATTTTAATGGCTAAAAAATTATCTATTGACCATACGTGGCATATAAAAGCAGGTGAAACAGGTGGCGGCGGGAATTTAGCTAATTTAAACGTTTACGGATATGCCGGACATTTGGACGACCCAACGAACCCGACTGTTGACTTGAATTTTGGCGCACCAAAGGAATTACAATTTCCTGCGTCAATTTACCCGACAAATAATTTATTCAATACGTACAATAAACCGTACATTTTGGAAATTACAGATATGGAATCAAAGTTATTGGCTTGTCGTGTTTATTTAACGACGGTTGACATATATAATTTGGATTTCAGCAAATACATTTGGATTAATGGCGTATTATTTAGATTAAATAAAATTGAATCTTACGACCCGACGGCATACAGGACAACGCTTGTCAATTTATTAAAAGTAATAAACACTAATTAATGGTAGAAGAAACTATTGGTATAAACGTCACCACCAACGCGGCACAGGCTGCGCAGGACGTTCAATTATTAGACAAGGCATTTGAGGATACAGACAAGTCGGTTAAAAGTTTAAGAACGCAATTAAAAGAAGCACAGGCGCAAGTTGGTTTAATGGCTGACAAGTTTGGTGCGACTTCAAAAGAAGCAATTGAAGCGGCTAAACGTGCGGCTGACTTGAAAGACCGTATTGGTGACGCAAAGGCATTAACAGATGCATTTAACCCGGACGCCAAATTTAAGGCGGTTGCTTCTTCATTGGCAGGTGTTGCCGGTGGATTTAGTGCGCTTCAGGGTGCAATGGCTTTGTTTGGCAATGAGAATAAAGACGTTGAAAAAGCTTTATTGAAGGTGAATGCAGCAATGGCATTGTCGCAAGGTTTACAGGCGGTTGGTGAAAGTGTGGATTCGTTCAAACAATTGGGCGCGGTTATTAAAAGTACAACGACGTTTCAGGAATTAAACAATGCAGCAACTAAAACGGCTGCGGCGGTGCAACGTTCTTTTGGAATATCAGTTGAAACGACTTCAACAGGGTTTAAAGTATTAAAAGGTGCAATTGTTGCAACCGGTATTGGTGCATTGGTTGTTTTATTGGGTGAAGTAATAAATAACTTTGACGCAATTTCAAAATGGATTAAAAGCAGTCCATTGGGCGCTTTGGCAAATGGCGTTGGACAATTAGTTGAACAATTTACAGACTTTATTGGGGTTACAAGTGAAGCGGAACGTAATTTAAACAAATTATCGGTTGCAAATAAACGCGCGAACGAAGATATTGAAAATCGTATTAAAGTATTAAAGGCGCAAGGCGGTTCAGAAAAGGAAATTTACGATTTAGGAAAACAAAGGGTTGAAAATGAACTTTCAACTTTACGTGAAAGCTTAAAAACTAAAGGCAGTTTAACAGAAGAAGAAGCAAAACAATTTAGAAGTTTAAAGACTGAACAATTGGTTTTGACGGCTGACTATAATAAAAAGATTGCTGACGATAATAAAAAAGCGGCTGAAGATGCTAAAAAGAAACGTGAAGAAGATAATAAACAAGCTATTGCAGACAAAAAGACGGCTGACAAAATGCTTATTGACATTCAGAATGAAAAGGCATTGGCTGAAATAACTTCAGAAGACGACAAAGCAAAGAAACAGGCTGAAATAAATATGAAAGCGCGTGTTGCTGAAATTGACGCTTTAAAGATTGACACAAAAACAAAGAACGAATTAAAAAAGGCAACTGAAGAAGCTTATCAATTAGAAGTTAAAGCAATTGACGACCAAATAAAAGCTGACCGCGCTGAAAAGGATAAAAAGTTTGAAGAAGATTTACAAGCGACATTATCAGAAGCACGTGTTGCTAAATTAAAAGAAGGCAAAGAAAAGGAAATTGCTGCATTGGACGAAGCTTTAGTTGCTGAAACTAAAAAGGTACTTGACAACGCGGATTATACAGAAGAACAGAAGGGTTTAATGGTTGCGGCTTTACGTGAAAAATATGGCGCTGAAGTTGCTGAAATTGACGCAAAATATGTAAAAGAAGCTGACGACAAAGAACAGGAACGTTTGGATTCTATTGTTAATAATGAAAACCTTTCATACGAAGCAAGGAAAAAAGGTGTTGACGAAGCATTGGCATTAAATAAAAAACTTTTAAAAGAAGGTAAAATTGATGCTGAAACATATACCAAAACTGAAAAGGAATTAAGCGACGCAAGGGTTGAAATTAGCAAAAAAGAAGCGGCTGCACGTGCAGAAAACGCACAAAAGATTAGTTCAACATTAAAGAACGCAGCAAAGGCAATTGGTGAACATACAGTTGCAGGTAAGGCGGCTGCAATTGCTGCAACGACTATTGATACATATATGTCGGCAACTGCGGCATTCAAGTCTTTAGCCGGTATTCCAATTGTCGGTCCGGTTTTGGGTGGCGTTGCTGCGGCGGCTGCAATTGTTGCAGGTTTAAAGAATGTAAAAGCGATTTTAGCGGTTAAAGCGCCTGAAATTCCGGGCGGTTCTTCTGAACCGGGATTTGTTGACATTCCTTCGCCGGGTGTACCTGCAACAGGTGGCGGTGCGTCAATGCCTTCTTTGGGTGGTGGCGGAACGCCGTCTTTAGGTGGTGGTGGCGGTGTTGACACAGGCGGCGGCGGTGGTGGTGGTGCAATTCGTGCATATGTTGTTGAACGTGATATTACAGACGCACAAAGCCGTGACGCAGACATTCAAAACAGGGCGCGATTTGAATAAACGATAATTATTAAAAAATAAACTATTTAGTGTTATGAATACAGATTTACCAATTTTTATGTTGGATATTACAGAAGACATAAACGACGACGCACAGGTTGACTTTATTGCATTGGTTGACCGTCCCGCAATCCAAAAGAATTGGAACGCATTTAATAAAAGCCAAAAATTTGAAATTGCAAATGAAGACCGTCGTATTATTAGTGGTGCTATTATGTTGGCTGACACTCCTATTTTTCGCAGCGATAGTACATACGGCGATTATTATGTTGCTTTTAGTGCGGACACTATTATTAAAATTGTACAGAAGTTTTTTAAGAAGGGTTTTCAAAGTAACGTTAACTTAATGCACGATTCAAACGCACAATTTGAAGGCGTTACATTATTTGAAAGCTTTATTTCAGACCATTCGCGTGGCATTATGCCAATGAAAGGATTTGAAGACGCACCTGTTGGAAGTTGGTTCGGGTCAATGATTGTTGACAACGAAGAAGCGTGGCAAAAGGTTAAAAACGGCGACATTGCCGGGTTCAGCGTTGAAGGATTATTTAACTACAAACCACGTGAAGTAAACAAAGTTGCTTCAATGGTTGAGGAAATCCAAAAAATATTGTCACAGGTTAAGTGATAAACATTTTATTTTTTAACTATATAATAAAAAAAGTATGAACGCACAGGAAGCGATTTTAAAAATTAAGGCATTGTTTGAAGACAATGTTGCGCCTGTTGAAGTTGAAGCTGAAGTTGCACCAATGGTTGAAGAAACTAAGGTGGAAATGGCAGAATATTCTTTAATGGACGGTACTAAGGTTGAAATTTCAGCTTTAGAAATTGGCGGTTCAGTTACATTGGCAGACGGTTCAGTTGCACCAATGGGCGAACACGAATTAATGGACGGTACACAAATTACTTTAGATGAAAACGGTATTATTATCGCGATTGAATCAAAAGTTGAAGAAGTTTTACCTGAAGTTGATACAGAAATTGAAGCGTCAAAAGAAGAAGACAAAAAGTTGGCTGAAATGGCTGAACAATTTGAAGCAAAATTTGCTGAATTGGTTGAAGCTAAAGAAGCGGCTGAACAAAAAGTTTTGGATTTAGAAAATAAAGTTAAAGAAGGATTTGCACAGGTAGCCGACTTAATTATGGCGCTTTCAAATGTTCCAACCGCAGACCCAATTCAAAAGCCAAACGGATTTTCTGAATTTGTATCAAATAAAGATATTAAAGAAGAAAGATTGAGCAAATATAGACAAGCATTATTAAACAATTAAAATTAGATAACAATGGGATTTAATGTATCAGCATTAGCAAACTACACAGAACAAAACGCAGCCTTATTGGTAACGTCTTCTGTATTAGGTGCAAAAACTGCAACTTTAATTAAAAGTGCAGGTAACGTTATGGTTGGCGTAAAGTCTTCTGAAACGATTAACATTATGGACACAGACGCAATATTTCAAAGCGGCGGAAGCTGCGGATTTACTGCTTCAGGTTCAACAACTTTCACTCAAAGAACTGTGACTGTTGGAAAAATTAAAGTAAACGAAGCTTTATGTCCTAAAGATTTAGAAGCGAAGTATTTACAAAAAGCATTGCCAACAGGTTCAATGTATGATTCAGTTCCTTTTGAGCAAGAGTTCGCAGACAAAAAAGCGAAAACAATTGCTGCACAATTGGAAACTTCATTATGGCAAGGTGACACAGATTCAGTAAACGTTAACTTAAACAAGTTTGACGGTTTAGTAAAATTAATCGGTGCTGCTTCAGGTGTTGTTGCTGCAAACGCTTCAACTTTCATTTCAGGTGCGCCATTAAGTTCAATTACTGCTGCTAACGTAATCAGCATTTTTGACGGTGTGTATCAAGCAATTCCTGCGAAAGTTGTTGCTGCTGACGATATGACAATTTTCTGTGGTCAGGATTTATTCAGAACTTACACAATCGCTTTAAAAAATAGCGGTTCATTCAATTACCAAATTGATGTAAAAGCGGATAGCGAATTTGTATTACCGGGTACAACTATTAAAGTTGTTGCAGTTGCAGGTTTAAACGGTACAAACAAAGTTTACGCTACACGTTTGAGCAACTTATTTATCGGTACAGACTTATTGAACGAAGAAGAAAAATTTGAAATTTTCTACGCTAAAGAAGCTGACCAAGTACGTTTTGTTTCTGAATTCAAAATGGGTGTGAATTTCGCATTCCCTGACGAAATGGTAAGATTCGTATTAGCTTAATTAATAGGGGGGTGAAATATCCCCCCATTTTTGTAAAATTTAAAAATTTAAAAATATGCCGTGCGCACTAACACAGGGTTACACTTTAGACTGTCGCGATAGTTTAGGCGGGATTGTTGAGGTATATTTTACTGAAGCTGCAAACGTAACTTCAACAACTGAAGCAAGTGGTGTAATTACTGCTTTGACTAAAGCTGCGGGAAAACGTTTTTGGAAATATGCTTTGGTAAAAGATACTTCAATGTTCAACCAAACAATGAATGCATCCGTTGCAAACGGAACTATATTCTATGGACAGGAATTACAGATTATCCTTAACAAATTACAGACTAACACACGCAACGAATTGTTGTTGTTAGCACAGAATTCTTTGGTTGCAGTTGCAAAAGATAGCAATGGACTTTATTGGTATTTAGGAAAAACACGTGGTATTGATATGACTGCAAATGCAGCTTCAACCGGTACTGCGCAAGGTGACAGAAGTGGTTTCACTTTAACTTTCACAGGTTCAGAACCTGCTTTAGCGCCAAGTGTAACTTCAGTTGTTGCATTAGCTTTAGAAACACCGGGTTCTTAACAACTTTGTTTTTCATAGGTTTATAGGTTTGCCGCCGTTCGTTAATTCGTTCGGCGGTTTTTTATTCCATAATATGCAACAAATTAGCTTTTTAGCTATATAAGGTATATGATTAGGTTAACAAAGGGTGCAACCCAAAGCATAATTTTAACACTAACTGAAAAACAGTTATTAACGAACCCAAATTACTTGTTTGTTTTCACCAATAGAAGTGCGAACACAGAAATAAAGTTTGTTAAGTTAAATGCTACGGATATAAGCCAATACAAAGACCGTTACAATGAATTTAGCATTGTGACCAATACAAACTTTGGAACTGCGTTAAACGGTCAATATGATTATCAAATTTACGAGCAAATAAGTACAAGCAACACCAACCCGACCGGCTTAAATATGGTTGAATCAGGGATAATGGAATTGGTTGGAACACCTTTTGAATTTACGGAATACCAAACAACAGACACTTATAAAATAAGACAATAATGGATTTACGAGTATTAACATTTGCAGAAGCACGTCAGCCTGAATTCAAAGAAAAGAAGGGTGAAGGTTATATTCAGTACGGCGACCGCAATGATTACCCTAATTATTTGGTTGACCTATTTAATAAGTCGGCTAAACATAACGCCATTGTCAAAAGCAAGGTGCATTATATTTCCGCGAATGGTTGGAAGGGAAGTCCTGAAGCTGAAACTTTTATTGAAAAGGTTAACAGAATGGAATCTTTGGACGAACTAACAAGGAAGGTCAGTTTGGACACAGAATTATTTGGCGGGTATTATTTAGAAATTATTTGGTCAGTAACTAAACAATTGGCTGAAATTTGGCATTTGGATTATACAAAAGTTCGTACAAATAAAGATAATACGCAGTTTTGGTACAAGGAAAATTGGGGTGACAGAAACGAAAAACAAATGGTTTACGCTGCGTTTAATCCTGCAAACCCTTATGGCAAACAAATACTATATGTTAAGGAATATCGCCCAAATATGGGTATTTATAGTTTACCGGGTTACTTTGGCGCGTTAAATTACATTGAATCAGACATTGAAATATCTAAACACGTATTAGGTAACGCACAGACAGGATTCAGCGCAAGTAAATTAATTACTTTGCCAAATGGCGAACCTTCAGACGAAGAAAAGCGCAATATTGAAAAGCGTTTTTCAAATAGATTTAGCGGTTCAGACGGTAAAAAGTTTATATTGGCATTCGTTAACGATAGCGCACGAAAACCAATTATTGACGATTTAGGTGCTTCAGATATTACAAAAGAAGATTTTAACCGTGTGGATTCATTGATTCAAACGAATATATTTTGCGGTCATCAAATTACAACACCGTCAATTTTTGGTATTGCTGAAGCGGGTAAATTAGGTTCACGTTCTGAAATGCGCGACGGTTACGAAATATTTAAAAATACTTACGTTAATAGTAAGCAAATGCATTTGGAAGGTGTATTTAATATGTTGGCTAATTATAAAGGCATTGAAAACCCTGAATTAACTATTATACCAACTGAACCTGTTGGAATTGAATTAACAGAAGGCGGTTTATTACAGATAATGACCAAAGAAGAATTACGCGACAAACTTGGATTACTTGCTTTAGAAGAAAAAACTTCTTCAACAAACCAAGACGTAATTGACGCAATAAATAATTTGTCACCATTGGTTGCAAATAAGGTATTAAACCAATTGACACCAAACGAACTTCGCGCATTGGTAGCTTTACAACCAAAAGAAGGCGGCGAAACAATACAAACTGTACAACCTGCACAATTTGCAGACGATTTTAGCGCCTTTTACGAATTTGGCGAAGCAAAGGGTGGATTTGATATTTGGAAGCAAAAAACACATTTTAACGACGATTCAGAATATCAAATGTTTGCAGACGTTAGCCAATTACAGGCAAATGTTTTGGATTTAATGGCAAAGGACAAAAGAATAACGCCTGAAGTATTAGCTGAAACACTTGACCAAAATGTTGACACAATCAATAAGGTGATTAAAACATTGATTGAAAATGGATATGTTCAGGTTAACGAATATGCAATTGGCGAAGGAATTGACGAAAACATAATTATTGAACATACGCTTACGCAACCATTAAATGAAATATTGGTTAAGGTTAAACCTACAACAAAGGAATTATTAATTCGTTATTCTTACGAATGGAAGCAAGGTTTTAATAATTCAGATAAAAAGACAAGCCGCCCGTTCTGTGTTGCTTTATTAGACGCAAATAAAATGTATTCACGTTCTGAAATTGAACAAATAAGCGCACGTTTGGGATATTCAGTTTGGGATAGGAAAGGCGGTTGGTACACAGTACCGGGAACAAATGAACACGAACCAAGTTGTCGCCACCAATGGGTTTCAAACATAGTAACACGAAAATAAAATGAGCAAAAACACATTATTTATATCAGTACAGTCAATAAAGGACAGAACCGGCTTACACGCGAACGTGGACGAAAAATTGGTTTTACCTGAAATTAAGACGGCGCAAGATATGTATATTTTACCGGCTTTAGGTTCAGCGCTTTATGCAGAATTACAAAGCGCGGTTGAAGCGAATTCTTTTACAAATTTGCAGACAACATTATTGGACGATTACATTGTGGATTGTTTAATTTATTTTGTAATGGCTGAATTGCCGCAAGGTTTATCATATCAGTTTTATAATAAGGGTTTAATTAGAAAAACAGGCGAAAATCAGGAATCCCCTTCAATGCAGGATATGATTGACATTGCCAATAGGTATCAGGCACGTGCGGAATTCTACAAACAAAGATTAATTAAATACCTAAAGCAAAACAACGCTTTATACCCTAATTATTTAAACTTTGGTTCAGGCATTGATTCAATCAAACCTGACAACGAAGGTTACACGGTTTCAATGTGGTTGGGCGATAATGGTTGTTGCGGTGACGGTTGGGACGGACAAAGTAAAAAGACCTTTGAAGAACGTTATCAGGGTAATATCGGTTGTTGCTAAAATATGAGTAAACAAGTAAACATTAAAAACCAAAATAAGCTTAAAGTTTATTTGGCAAAAGAAAAAAAGAATGACATTAAACCAAATAGTCAAAGAACTGACAACGATAGGAAACGCTCACGAACAAATTAATTTTGTTTATTTCGGTGACGTTTGGGAACGTTTAAGTAATGGCGAAGTAACTTATCCTGCAATGTTTATGACCTTAACCGGTGCGAATGTTGCTGCAAAGGAAATTAGTTATTCATTCAGTCTTTATTTTATGGACAGAATGTTAATGGAAGAAACAAACGAAACAGAAGTTTTATCAGATATGACACAGGTTGCCGGTGACATTGTTGCACAATTACGTTTTCCAACAGATTATTCAATTGTGACGTGGACATTGAACCAAAATTTACCTGTGACATTTTATACAGAAAGCGACCCGGATTTATTAGCGGGTGTAAAATTAGACGCAATTTTAACCGTGCCATTTATTAACAACAGGTGTGAAGTACCTTCAAATTATACTTATTAATGGAATCAAAGAAAATTAATCAATTAGCGAC